AAGAACGAGAGCTGGCCCGCATGGCGCTGGCCGCAATGGACAGCAGCGAGTCGGTTGAACTGCCGCTCGACTACCTGCAGGGACACAAAGACGGTCTGGAGTGGGCCGCTCGACTGGCAGAGTCCAACCACCCTGAGACCGGAGACTGGCTTTACGATGACCCTATCGAGCTGGCAAAGGCTATTCGCAAAGGTCCAGATATGCCGCCAGCGCAGTCGGTAGCGGACAGCGAGCCGGTGATTGTTGTTGGCGATGATGGAGGGGATGCGCTTTCTTATCGCCGCCTTATCCAGTCCTTTGAGCCTGGCACTAAGCTCTATCGCCACGCGCAGCCAGCGCCGGCTGCGCCGGTAGCCTATAGCGACTTTGAGGAATTCTGGTCAGCGTACATCCATCCTCTGGCGCAGGATGACGAATTAAAGGACTTCGCGTGGGATATCTGGAACGCCTGCCGCGCCGCCATACTCCAGCATCAACCCCAAAACGCACCACAAATATTCCTGAAATTATTTCGGGATGGATTCCGGTAAGCGAGCGGATGCCGGAGGATGAGCAGGAGGTGCTCACCATAAACAAAATGGGCCATCGCTTTGTATCATTCTTCGATAAGCACTCAGGGCTGTTTTTCGACAGGCTTGATGCGCCAGCAGCATGCTGCATAGAGCACGTGCTGGTAACTCACTGGATGCCGCTGCCGGCCGCCCCGCAGGAGGTGAGGTGATGGACTATACAAAACTGAATGAGCATGAGCTTGCTGATATGCGCAGCGCGATCGAAAGAGAGCAGAAGCGTCGCGAGCAAGGGCCGAAAGTGCTGACTTACCGCGTCACTTCATGCATGACAGAGCATCGCCACTTTAAAGACCTGAAATGTGCGTTGCTGTGCCTCAAAGAAACCGTCGACATGGTGATCGAGCATTCTCTTGAAGACGATGGCGAGTACGTCAACAAATGTACAGGTATTGTTGGCGTGGTTTTCCGCGTGGAAGAAGTGGCGCAGGCTGATTTCGACGCTAAGGAAAAAGCTAAATATTACGATGACATTTGCTTTGAGGGCCGAGTTGGAGAGTTAAACTGATGCCTAAATCCCCCGCAGAACGCAAAGCCGCGCAGCGCGCGCGGCAGTCCGCCGCCGGTGAGCGCAAAAATTGAACTGGTGCTGGATGAACAGGAGCAGGAAATGCTGGCGCGCAATTGCGCCGCCCGGCGCCCTGGTCGCGATCCATACGAAATGGCCGAGTACATCGCGCTGCTTATCCGCCAGGATGATGCCCGGGTGCGCGGCCGGATTAACGCCATCAGCAAACGGCGCTGCGGCAAGTGCGGCGATCAACTGCCGGTGGCATCATGCCCGCACTCAGGAGAAGCCGCATGCTGGGTGATGTACGGCTGGCACGAAACAAAACTACCGCTGTGACATGTCACGATAGATTGACTAAATCCCCGCATGATTATACTGTTTAAATATACAGTATTTTAGGGGTGGAGATCATGGGTGGCAAAGACCGTAATTATACTGTCGTTTACCGCGGGGATTTTATCGACGCTGTACCTGATGGCCGATGGATGATGATACAGCGTGGCAAGGAGTACGGCGGCGGGTACTGGTTTGGTCGAGCTTATGCCGACTGCTTCTGGCTTGAGTTTGAGCGGCCAATGCCCCTATCAAGCTGCGTTGAGTACGTCGTGCTATACGACCATGTCGCCGCCCGATCTCATGAGTTTGAGGATGAATTTAAACTGGAATGACCGCGGCCGCCGACTATGGCGGCTTTGTTTTGCGTGTTACTATTACCTAAAAGGTAATTATTTTCGGGGTGTTTACCATGCCAAAGGATCCGAAGCGCAAATCAACTCAATACAAACCGTTGACGGTGATGCAGGAAGCCTACGCCCAGGAGTATGTGAAATGCCCTGAAAATCAGACGCAGGCGGCCATCAATGCCGGGTTCTCCCCAAAGTCTGCCCACGTCAAAGCCAGCACTATGATGCGTGATGAGCGTATCCAGAAACGAATCGCTGAGCTCATGGAGGAGCGCAACAAGCGCCTGCGCGTCAGCGCCGATTACGTGCTTCTGCGCCTGGTGGAAATCGACCAGATGGACGTGCTGGATATCCTGAACGACGACGGCAGCCTGAAGCCTATCCGTGAGTGGCCGAAAATCTGGCGAACCACACTAAGTGGGTTTGACCTGTCCTCAACCATCATGAACATGGATGAGACCTCGATAGAGACCATCCTCAAGAAAATCAAATGGCCCGACAAGGTGAAGAACCTCGAACTTATTGGTAAGCACGTTGACGTGATGGCGTTCAAAGAGCGCATGGAAGTTAACGTGAACGTCACTATTGCCGACCGTATGGCCGCCGCCCGGCGCCGCCTGAAAGAGCGCCAGGGTGGTGACCAGTGACAGACGCCGCTTTATCCCCGGAAGAACAGCTGATCGACGATATCGCCAGCTTCACCCATGACCCGCTGGGCTATGCGCTGTATGCGTTTCCGTGGGGCGAGGAGGGCACAGAGCTGGCACACGCCTCCGGGCCGCGCAAGTGGCAGGCTGACGCATTCCGCGAGATAGGCGAGCACCTGCAGAATCCCGCGACACGTCACCAGCCGCTAATGATTTCCCGCGCATCCGGACACGGCATCGGCAAATCTGCGTTCATCTCGATGCTGATTAACTGGGCCATGTCCACCTGTGAAGATTGCAAGGTGGTGGTGACCGCTAACACCGACAACCAGCTGCGCACGAAGACCTGGCCGGAAATCATCAAATGGTCGAACCTGGCTATCACGAAAGAGTGGTTCACCTGCACCGCCACCGCGATGTACAGCAACGATCCGGGCCACGACAAACGCTGGCGCGCCGATGCTATTCCCTGGTCTGAGCACAACACCGAGGCGTTTGCTGGCCTGCACAACGAGCGTAAGCGTATCGTTGTGGTGTTCGACGAGGCATCCAACATCGCGGATCTGGTCTGGGAGGTTGCTGAGGGCGCGCTGACGGACGAAGATACCGAAATAATCTGGGTGGCGTTCGGTAACCCTACGCGCAACACCGGGCGGTTCCGGGAGTGCTTCCGCAAATACAAGCACCGCTGGAAGTGCGCGCAAATCGACAGCCGCACCGTCGAAGGCACCAACAAACAGCAGTTGCAGAAATGGGTCGATGACTACGGCGAGGACAGCGACTTTGTGAAGGTCCGCGTGCGCGGAATCTTCCCTGATGCGTCAGAGCTGCAGTTCATCCCAACCGGGCTGACCGATGAGGCGATGAAGCGCGTTGTGACCGCTGGGCAGGTGGCGCACGCCCCCAGGATAATCGGTGTCGACCCGGCTTATTCCGGCGTGGATGATGCAGTGATTTATCTCCGCCAGGGGCTGCACAGCAAAGTGCTCTGGACCGGCAACAAAACCACAGACGATCTGATTATGGCGAAGCGTATCGCTGACTTTGAGGACCAGTACCAGGCTGACGCGGTGTTTATCGACTTCGGCTACGGTACCGGGCTGAAGTCCATCGGTGACGGCTGGGGCCGCACCTGGCAACTTGTGCCGTTCGGCGGCGCATCGGCAGATCCTCAGATGCTGAATAAGCGTGGCGAGATGTTCAACGCCTGCAAGACATGGCTCAAGCTCGGCGGCGCGCTGGATGATCAGGAGACGGCGGACGACCTGTCCGCGGCAGAGTACAAGGTGAGGGTGGACGGTAAGATCGTCATGGAGCCGAAGGAAGATATCAAAGAGCGTCTTGGCCGGTCACCCGGCAAGGGCGACGCACTGCTGCTGACGTTCGCCTTCCCTGTATCGAAGCGCTCAGATTTTCCTGCTGCTGGTGGCAGGCAGCCAAACGTGATCAGCGACTATGACCCCTGGGAGTGATTATTAGCTTCATTTCTAAAAAAATCAGCCATTCCGTTAGAGTTGGTATTAGTAATTGGTATGGTCCTGTCAACTAAGGTTTTAGTTTCAATATTAAAATATCCCTTAATCTCATCTAATTGTTTTTTAATTTCTCGTTTTCAATGTTTGTATTATGGATTGTCGCTTCCAAATATCTGACCTTATCGCCAAGCCCTGAGTTTAGTTTTGTCAAGTCATTATTATCAAATTTAAGGGTGTCGATTTCTTTTGTTAATTCACCCATCCTTTCCTGTGATTTAGTAATGTCTTCCTTCATGGTCTGGATGTCTTTCTCGGCACCAGTTCTAACTCTGTCATAGGTTACATCATGCTTAGCTTTAAGTCGCTGTAAGCGTGTAGCGCGGAGAATACGTTTAGCCTTACGGTGGTTTTCAATAGAGTCGCTATTATCAAGCGGCTTATCCTGCCATGCTGATACGTAGTTGTTAACCCAAGGCAACAATCCGCACAGAAAAATAGCAGATCCGATTGGATAGAGAATGACTGTCAGCCAACTGCTGTTTTCAGAAATGTAATTTATCTTGTCATAAACACCGTAATCACTGAGAAAAAGATAAAGTATAGATTTCCAGTTAAATGCACACCACGAAAGTGCAAATGCACCAAAAACAGGGTTTCTGATTCTGTTGGCTGCTGTATTGATGGTAGAAGAAAAATATTCTTTGAGTGATTCCAACATTATGAGATCTCTTTGGGTTTTTTCTGATTGTACCTTTAAGGTAATCTGTCGTCACCAGGCAAAAAAAAAATGCCCGGCGAACCGGGCGAAACAGGGATGATGGAAAGTGCCGTCCTTGGCTGGGTGTCACAGGGTTTACAGCATGAAGTCATCGCAATGGCGTCCTGCTGTAAAAAGGGCGGTGGTCAGAAAGGGAATAACTGCCACCGCCAAACTTGCCTGGAACTTCGGGTATCACGGTCCTGAGGCGTGATTTTGTATGTGATGGCTGGAGTCGAACCAGCTTCCATCGGTGCGCTGCCGATTGGGTTACGCGCATCCTGCGGTTAGTTATCTAGAATCTTCACCGCAAAACTATTCCCTAGCTCGCCGTTGAGCTTCACCACAACGAAGAGAGTACTTAGCCAGTTAAGGCGCCACACTTTGTCGCGGCTCCATAAATACTCTCTCCTGTTGTGCCCTCGTCTCTTCCGAGGTGTCACACCGTACCGCCACGATGGTGAGTCGCTGTCGTGCATGCAGGGCATGGCTTGCACATTCCGGCTACCCGCTGGGCCATGTACCAAGGAGCCACCGGACCGCTATCGACGCATGTGCCATACGCCGGATGCTTTCACACCTGGAAGCGCACTCCGCCATCTGAGTAACGACAAAGCCACCAATGGAAGGTAATGGGGTGCGCTTTCATGTTGTGTTTACCAAAAAGGTAATAATTTATCATCAAAAGGTCAATACACTACGACAAATAAATCATATGTGGTTAAATTGGTAATAATTTAAACGCGTATGGAGCGCAGCAAAATGTGCATCAGCAAGCCGAAAGTGAGTTCTCCGCAGGTTCAGGCGGCGCCGCAGGTTTCCGATTCTGCTGTACAGAACGCCGCCGATAGCGATCGTCGTCGCCGTGCCGCAGCGGGCGGGCAGAAATCAACAATCCTGACGTCGAGCCAGGGTGTAACGCAGCCTTCTGGCGGTACTCAGGGTAAGACCCTGCTCGGGGCGTAATCCATGGCCGAACTCTCTCCGAAACAGCATTACCTCAAACACCTGGGGCAGCTCAAAAATGAGCGCACCAGCTTTGAGGAGCACTGGCGCGAACTGGCGGAATTTATCGATCCGCGCAGCACGCGCTTTCTTACGACGGAGAGAAACAACGGCAGCAAGCGTAATACCCGCATCGTTGACCCTACCGCCTCTAAAGCTGCCCGCACTCTGCAATCAGGCATGCTTTCAGGTATCACCAGCCCAACCCGCCCATGGTTTAAGCTGGCAACGCCGGATCCGGAGATGATGCAATATGGACCGGTAAAAACGCTGGCTTGATGTGGTCATGACCAGGATGAACGACGTCATGAACCGCTCTAACGTCTACCAGTCCCTGCCGATTATCTACCGGCACCTTGGTGTTTTTGGTACCGCGGCTATGGCGGTTCTCGAAGACGACGAAGATGTGATTCGTACTCATCCTCTGCCGATCGGAAGTTACTACCTGTCAAACTCGCATCGTTTGTCAGTCGATACCACGTATCGCGTTTTCTCCATGACTGCCCGCCAGATTGTTATGCAGTTTGGCCTGGACAATGTCAGTAACGCCGTGCGTGGAGCCTGGGATAACGCGAATTATGAAGCATGGTTCGATGTGGTCCATCTGACAGAACCCAATATCGATCGTGTGAACGGCAAGCTGAATTCCCGTAACAAGGCATTCAAATCGGTGTATTTCGAGTTGTCCGGAGACGGTGACAAGCTCCTTCGTGAGGCTGGTTTTGATGAGCCGCCTATCCTTTCACCGCGCTGGGAGATTAACGGGGAAGACGTCTACGGGAGTAACTGCCCGGGAATGATGGCGCTCGGTACTGGTAAGGCGCTGCAGCTGGAGCAAATTCGCAAAGCTAACGCGATCGATAAGCTTGTTAACCCGCCAATGGTGGCCCCGACAGGTCTTAAAAATAAGCTGATCAACCTTGCCCCTGGCGGCGTCACTTATGTTGATGAGGTTGATGCTACCAAGCTAGTGCGTCCGGCTTACGCCGTCAGCCCTCAGCTTAATGACATGCTCGGCAGCATTGCTGATGACCGCCAAATGATTGAAGCCTGCTTCTTCTCTGACCTGTTTAACCTGTTCAGCACCATCAACACCAGGAGCATGCCAGTGGAGGCTGTGGCCGCAATGCAGGATGAGAAACTCCTGCAGCTTGGTCCAGTACTGGAGCGACTTAATGATGAATTCCTTGATCCTTTCGTTGATCGCACATTCAACATCATGGCGCGCCGCAACCTCTTTCCTGAGCCACCGGAAGAACTGCAGGGCACTCCTCTGAAAGTTGAATATGTATCCATTTTGGCACAGGCCCAGAAATCTATAGGGATCAGCAGCGTTGAGCGCTTTGTTGGCTTTGTTGGGAATCTTGCAAAAGCCAATCCCGCGGCGCTCGACAAACTCAATATCGACCAGACGATTGACGAGTACGGAAATATGCTCGGCGTACCGGCCACGATCGTTAACTCCGATGATGAGGTGCAAGCCACGCGCGAACAGCGAGCTCAAATGGAACAACAGCAGCAGATGATGGCTATGGCCCAGCAAGCTGGCGCAACTGCTAAGACCCTGAGCGATACCAACACGGCTGACCCTAGCCTGTTAAAAACGCTCTCTGATGCTGCTCAGCAGCCGGCGGTGACGCAATGACTGATTACCTGAGCGAAGAAGAGCGTGAAGAACTGGCAGCAGATGAGCTCAAAAGGCAGCAGTTACGGCGCGAGAACGAACTTAATGACCTGCGCCTCATCTGCGAGACAGAACACGGCCGCCGTTTCATCTGGCGCCTGATTGAGCAGGCTGGAGTGTGGCGTACGACTTATACCGGTGAGGCGCTCTCGGCAGCCTTCGCCGAAGGAAAACGTAACACGGGACTGAAAGTCTTTTCCGACGTGATGGAAGCGTGTCCCGATCAGTATCTGGCAATGGCCAAAGAGGCCAGCGAGGAATAGCGATGAATTTATTTGAGCGTCTGATGTATCGGCGTTTGTGCAATGAGCAGCCTGCAGATGGTGGGGCAGCTCCAGCAGCATCCGAACCATCCCCGGCTCCTGCGGCTGAGCAATCTGAAGCAGCGCAACAACCAGCAGCAGATCCAGAACCTTCGCCAGCTGATGGTGATAAACCTGAGCCGACTGGCGATAAGCCAGCTCCTTCTGCTGAACCATCGGTTCCAGAAAAATATGAACTAACGGCACCTGAAGGCACTGAGCTGGACTCAAAAGCTGTTGAGTTGTTTGAGCCCGTGGCGCGCGAGCTTGGTCTTTCTAATGACCAGGCGCAGAAGTTGGCTGGACTGTGGCCACAACTGCAGGAGCAAATCCAGAACCGCCAGGCTGAGTCGTGGGGGCAGCAGGTTGAACAGTGGGCAGCTGACACGAAGGCTGACAAAGAAATCGGTGGCGACAAATTAACGGTATCCGTCGGACACGCGCAGAAGGCGCTGGATACCTTCGCATCGAAAGAGTTCCGCGAATTCCTTGACTCGACCGGCCTGGGTAACCACCCGGAAATGGTTCGGGCGTTCGCAAAGGTAGGCAAGTTGATGAGTGAAGACAGTTTCGTCACTGGCCAGGGTAACGGATCGCCGAAAAACGATCTGGTCGAAGCGTTTTATCCAAGCAAAAAATAGTGAGGTGTAATCATGGCTTTAATTGGTCAGACGCTGCCTTCTCTTCTTGACGTGTACAGCCGTACCGACAAGAACGGGCGGATCGCTAAAATCGTCGAGCAGCTGGCGAAAAGCAACGATGTCATTACCGATGCGATTTACGTGCCGTGTAATGACGGTTCCAAGCACAAAACCACCATTCGTGCCGGTATTCCCGAGCCGGTGTGGCGCCGTTACAACCAGGGCGTGCAGCCTACCAAAACCCAGACCGTCCCGGTGACTGACACTACCGGTATGCTGTACGACCTTGGCTTTGTGGACAAAGACCTGGCCGATCGCTCCGGTAATGCGGACTCGTTCCGCGTGTCCGAGAACATGGGCAAGCTGCAGGGCTTTAACAACAAGGTTTCCCGCTACACCTTCTACGGCAATACCGATGCTGAGCCGGAAGCGTTCATGGGCCTGGCTCCGCGCTTCAACACTCTGAGCACTTCCAAAGCGGCCAGCGCGGAGAACGTATTCAGCGCTGGCGGTGCAGGCTCCACCAATACCTCCATCTGGTTCATGTCATGGGGCGAGAACACCGCGCACATGATCTACCCGGAAGGTATGGTCGCCGGGTTCCAGCATCAGGATCTGGGTAATGACCTGGTCAGCGATGCGAACGGCGGTCAGTTCCTGGCTTACCGTGATGAGTTCAAATGGCATCTCGGCCTGTCAGTCCGTGACTGGCGTTCGATCTCGCGCATCTGCAACATCGATGTCACCACGTTGACCAAAGATGCTGCAACTGGCGCCGACCTCATCAGCATGATGGTCGATGCGTACTACGCGCGTGATGTGGCAATGCTGGGCGATGGCAAAGAGGTCATCTACTGCAACAAGACCATCCATGCCTGGCTGCACAAGCAGGCTATGAATGCGAAAAACGTTAACCTGACGATCGACGAATATGCCGGTAAGAAAATCGTTTCTTTCCTGGGTATTCCGATCCGTCGCGCTGACGCCATCCTGAATACTGAATCAGCCGTAACGGCGTAAGGGGGGATCATGCTGCTCGACCAGCAAGCGCTTTTTTCCGCAGCTCAGGCCATTACGGCCACGGCTGCTTCGACCAACGTCATTGATACCGGCAGCAATAAAGATGTCGGTAAATATGGCGATATCCCGCTGCTTATCCAGGTGGTTGAAGGTTTCAACAACCTGACCAGCCTGACTGTGACGGTGCAAACCGATGACAACTCTGCATTCAGTTCCGCTGCGGACGTGCTGTCCATGACGATCCCTCTGGCGTCTCTGGTGCTGGGCTATAAGTCGCCGGTTATCACGTTGCCGATGAAGATGGAACGCTACATCCGTCTGAACTATACGGTGACTGGTACTGCGCCGACCACCGGCAAAGTCACTGCGGGTATCACCGGAGGCGTGCAAACCAATGCCTGAGTACAAAGTCGCTAAGCGGTCATTCATCAATGGCCGCCTGCATGAGCCGGGCGACATCGTTACCTACGACGGTGAGCCGGGAAGTAATCTGGTTTCCGTTGATGCCAGCCTGAGCGAAAAGATTGTCCCGGCCAGTGCAGAAGAGTTAACCGAGCTCGACGATTTGCGCAAACAGTATGAAGAAATGTTCGGCGAAGCGCCGCATTTCAATACCAAAGCGGAAACTCTGAAGGCGAAGATCGCCGAAAGGCGAAAAGAACTCGGGGTGTAAGCCCTCATAACCAAAGGGGCGAAAGCCCCTTTTTAGTTGGTGGATGATATGGCATCAGTGATCAATATCTGCAATATCGCGCTGGCACGTATAGGCAACAGCCGGACGATTAATAGCCTCACCGAAAAGACCAAAGAGGCATATACCTGCAACCTGTTTTACGAGTCCATGCGCGACGCAGTTCTGGCAGACAACGACTGGAACTTTGCCATGTCGCGCGTTGTCCTGGCTGACCTTGGCGACCCTGCGCCGGGATGGTTGTTCCGGTATCAGTACCCGACCGACTGCGCGCGCATAGCTGCCATATTACCGAAGTGGTTCACTGGGTCTCATATCGTTCTGCAGGATAAGCCTGTTTTTGAAGTTGGCAGCAATGAAGATGGCACTGGCCGCGTCATCCATACCAATGAGTCTCAGGCGGTACTGCTATACGTGAAAAGCATCACTGACCCGACGATGTTTGATGCCCTGTTCGCTGATGCGCTTTCGTGGCGTATGGCGGCAGAGATAGCCATGCCGATCGCGGCAAATGCCAGTCTCGGTCAGCAGGCAATGGCCAATTATCAGCAGGTGCTTACGGCGGCCATGCAACGCTCTCTTGATGAGGCGCATGAACCGCAGCAGGCGATGTCTGACCTTGCCAGTGCGAGGATCTGCTGATGGCCTATTCACTGGTGCAGCCGTCGCTTGCCGGCGGCGAGATATCGCCTTCACTGTATGGTCGAATCGATCTTGAAAAATACCAGACGTCATTGCGCCGCTGCCGCAATTTCATCGTCCGGCAGTCAGGCGGCATTGAAAATCGTCCCGGTTTCCGGTTCCTGGGGAGCGCGAAATATGCAGACCGTTACTGCCGGCTAATACCGTTCCAGTTCAGTGTATCGCAAACCTATGCGCTCGAGCTCGGTGATCACTATTTCCGTGTCTGGTCTAACTGCGCGCTGGTTACGGACGGCGGCAGCCCTGTTGAAGTTGCTACCCCATGGCCGGTTAGCGTCATCTCTGAGCTGAAATTTACGCAGTCTGCCGATGTGATGACGGTGTGCCACAACGATTATCCTCCTCTTGAGATCCGCCGTTACGGAGAGGCTGACTGGCGCACCGCCGCAGTGACAACAACCAGCGGGCCATTCCAGGACCTGAACACAGACGACTCGGTAACTGTGTACGCCTCAGGCCGAACTGGATCCGTAACGTTGACTGCCAGCAGCCCGATTTTCAAAAGCCAGCACGTGGGAAAACTGTTCTACATGGAACAGAAAGCGGTAGATAGTGTTGGTCGGTGGGAAACCGATAAAGACATCGGGATCGGTGACGAGTGCCGATATCAGGAGAACTTTTTATCGCTGTGTTGACGGCGGTTCTAATGGCACAACCGGCACTGTTGCTCCTACCCATACAACGGGAGATTCCTGGGATGGCTGGGGTCTTGGTGGCCGTAACGGTGTGCTGTGGCGCTATCTGCATAGTGGTTTTGGCGTGTGCCGTATTACCGCCGTCGCCGGAGATGGACTAACTGCAACAGCCGACGTTGTGCCACGTCAGGATGGTGAGATCGAGCTGCCAGCGCAAGTGGTAGGTAGCACCTTCGCCACTTACAAATGGGCGCATTATGCCTGGAACGATACAGACGGCTACCCGGGTACAGTTACCTATTACCAGCAGCGGCTGATTTTCGGCGGCAGCCGGGCATTTCCTCAAACTATATGGTGTAGCCGTACCGGTGATTATCACAACTTCTATCGCAGCAACCCGAAGGTTGACGACGATGCGATAACCTATAACTACGCCGGTCGCCAGCTGAACAAAATCCTGCACCTTCTCGATGTCGGTCAGCTTATCGTGCTGACCAGCGGCGGAGAGTTCAAGGTGACAGGCGACAGCAACGGCAACCTGACGGGAACCGGTGGCTTTGCGATGTCCGGTCAGTCGTTCAACGGTAGCAGCGATCTGGCACCAATCAACGTTGGCAGCGTTGCACTGTACGTTCAGCAGAAGGGCTCCATCATCCGCGACCTGTTTTACTCATTCGACCAGGACAGCTATCAATCCAGTGATCTGACCCTCCTTGCCAGCCATCTGTTTAACGGTTACAGCATCAGAGACTGGGCTTTGTCTGTACAGCCGTTCAGCGTTGCATGGTGTGCGAGGAGTGACGGAATGCTGCTTGGGCTGACTTATCTCCGTGAGCAGCAGGTATATGCCTGGCATCCGCACCCGATGACTAATGGCTATGTCGAATCGATCTGCAGTATTAGCGAAGGGCAGGAAGATGCGGTCTATGCGCTTATTCGCCGTACGGTGAATGGATCGACAGTTCGTTATGTTGAGCGACTGAACACCAGGCAGTTTACAGAACAGCAGGATGCATTTTTCGTGGATTCTGGCCTGTCTTACAGCGGAGAAAATACCGATTCGACACGCACGATGACGATTAGCACCGCTGGTGGCTGGACATATCAGGATGAATTCACGCTAACGTGCAGCTCTGCAATCTTCGACTCATCGAGCACTGATTACGAGATCCATATTCCCTACACCGAAGGCGGTGCCAGCAAGTCGATGCGTTTAAGCATTGCTGGTGTTATCTCATCAACAGTGGCTACCGTATTAGCAAACCGTGATGTGCCGACAGCGCTGCGCAACACTGCGCAATCAACATGGTCGATAGCACGTCGGACATTTGCTGGACTGTCTCACCTCGAGGGGCAGGCGGTTAGCATTCTTGCCGACGGTAACGTTGAACCTCAGCAGGTTGTATCAGGTGGCGAAGTGACGATCGAAAACCACTCGTCAGTGGTGCATATCGGTTTGCCGGTAGCCGCGGTTATCGAAACGCTGGACGTGAACGTTGCAGGGCAGTCTACGCTGCTGGATAAGACCAAACTCATCAATCAGCTTTGCGTAATGCTCAACAGCGGGCGCTCGGTTTGGGCCGGAACAGATGATGCTCACTTACTGGAGTATACCCAGCGTGAGTGGGAATTCTACGACGACCCGGTAGGGCTAAAGACGGGCATCATCGATATGAACCTCGATGCAAACTGGGAGCGTAACGGGCGGGTTGTAATTAGCCATTCCGATCCGCTGCCGCTTGGCATTCTGGCCATTATACCGCGTGTAACGGTAGGGGGATGATATGCGAAAAGTTGAGATAGTCAGCGTTACTGACGAGCATATCAGCGCCATTCTCCCGCATGTCCGCCAGGCAGACCACGATGAGTTTATGGCTGCTGCCGGGATGACTCCGGAGGAAGTCATCACTCGCGCCATGAAAAGCGCTTCGGTAGCCGCTGCAGGGATGATTAACGGCCAGGTGGTAACCATCTTCGGTATATCTCCGGCATCGATCATCACCGGGCGCGGTATTCCGTGGCTTGTAAGCACCGACCACATTGAGCATCAGCCGCTGACATTCCTCCGCCACTGCCGACCGGTTCTTCGTGACATGTCACGTGGATATCGCGTGCTTGAAAATTACGTCGATGCGCGTAACCACGCAGCAAAATCATGGCTTCACTGGATGGGGTTCACCCTGGCAGATCCTGAGCCATACGGATTGATGAGAATGCCTTTCCACCATTTCATTAAGGAAATAGCCCATGTGTGAACCAGCTACCGCAGCACTAGCAGTAACCGCAGTTGCTGGCGGTCTCAGCGCTTATAGCCAGATCCAGACAGGCCGCGCTAACGCCGCGCTGGCGAACGCTAACGCCGACGCTCAGGAGCAGGCCGCCCGCGACACTATCAATACAGCCAATGACCAGGCATACCAGCAGCGGCAGCAGGCCAGGCGTGTTGCCGGTCAACAGACCACCGCTCTGGCGGCTAACGGCGCCGACCTGACAAGCGGTAACGCATTGGACCTGACAACTGAAACCATACAGCAGGGCACGCTCGACGCGCTGACCACCATCAACAACGGCCAGCGACAGGCCGCCGGGTTGCAGTTCCAGGCTGATACCAGCCGAGCGCAAGGGAAAATTGATAAGCAGTCCGGAATGCTTGTCGCAGGTTCAACACTGCTCAACTCCACGCTGACCGGTCTTAATGCATACAAGACGCTGGGCGGTACCTGGAAGCCGCTTTCCGCTAAGTAAAAGGAGCTGACTATGCCAACCGTTCCGCAATATCAACGCCAGAGCCAGACGCAAACCGCGCCGGTGATGACGAGTAATCTTCGTGTCCCGGAAAATCCGCTGGTGCAGGGCATCCAGCAGGCTGCTGATACGTCGATCAATATGATGGCTGATGCAAAGCGCAAGGCTGATGTAGCGCTTAGCCAGGATGCTCTGCTGCAGTTTAATCAGTTCGGTGATGACCAGTTCAACAATCCTGACAATGGTCTGATAACGAAGCAGGGAAAAGCTGCGCTAGGGCAAAGCGATGTCGTCATGCAGAACATGCAGCAGAAAGCTCAGGACTTGCTGGGTACCGTGCCGGATGGCGAGGCCCGTCAGCAGTTATCTTTTCAATTGCAGCAGTCGATGCAGTCATTTCACAACCAGGCCCGCCGGTATGAGGTTGGCCAGTTCCAGCAATTTCAGGATCAGCAGTTCTCCGCTATTAAGCAAAAACGTGGTAACCCAGTCTCAGGGGCTCTATGGCGATGATGCAGCGTTTGTTAATACGGTGAAAATGGGGTTCGATGCGATCGAGCAGTACGCCGCTGCCCATGGATGGAGCCAGGAACAGGTTGTAGCGGAAAAAGAAAAGCTGAAAGAGCAGGCGGCAGATAGCGCGCTGAGTACTGCAGCATCGCAACAGTATATTCAGTTCATGCAGCAGAATGGTGAGCCTGGAGACAATGAGGGTGCGCCACGTGTTACGGCGCATGGTAATTCGTCAGCCGCCAGAGGGCTGCGAAATAATAATCCGGGGAACATCGAAGCCGGTTCCAATTCGTGGGATGGCCAGGCGGGTAGTGATGGGCGTTTTTTTGCGAAATTCGTGACCCCTGAGCATGGTATTCGTGCGCTGGGTAAAAACCTGCTTTCGTACCAGCGGCAGGGTTACGACACAGTTAGCGAGATCGTTAATCGTTGGGCGCCGGCCAGCGATGGCAATAACACAGAAGCGTACATTGCCGCATTATGCAAAAAGCTGAATGTCACGCCAAATGACCAGCTTAATATGAGCGACATTAATACCCTGCGTCAGCTCTGCGCTGGCATCATCCAGCACGAGAACGGGAAACAGCCATATAGCGAGGATCAACTGAACACTGGCGTTTCTGCCGCGCTTGGTCTTACTACTCTGGAATCGCCTAAGCGATATTCAGGGAATCAAGCTTTCGACGCCGCAAGCCCGCAGCAGCAGGCGGCATATTTACGCCAGTCTATGGAGCTGCGGAACCAGGCTCGTACGCAGTTCAAGGCCCAACTTGTTGATCAGGTGCAGGATGCAACCGCTGCTTATCTGAAGGGGATCCAGTTCGATAATCCGCCTTCACAGGGCGACTTCATTAACGCTTTCGGTTACCGGGAGGGAACACAGCGTTTTAACGATTTCGAAAACCTGCGCGTTGCCGGGCAGTATATCGGATCTTTCCGCACAATGCCGACGGCATCCATTCAACAATATGTTAGTGATCTAAAGAATCAAGTTGGTAATGGAGAAGGGCTGGCAGGGCGCGCAGCAGCATTCGACCATGTTCAGGCTGCTGCTCAGAGGATAATTAGCCAGCGACAGTCTGACCCGTTTCAGTCTGCTGTCGATATTGGAGCCTATAAGCCAATCAGCAACAGCACTCCTGATGCCATTGCGTCAGAGGTGAAAAATCGCTATGCGGCGCAGGACCAGCTGAAGGCTATAGGTATCACTCCACCACTGCTGTCCAAACAGGAATCGCAGGTTTTGACTGATGCAGTCCGCAATTCTACGGATGTAAACCAGGCGATCAGTCTGTTGCAAGGATTAGGGAGAACCTTGCCGCCGCAGGCATTGCGCAGTGTTGCATCATCGATCGCGCCAGGCAGTCCAGGAACCGCATACGCAGCGCTGCTGCTTGGCCAGCAGGATAACCAGTACGACAACCGCAGCGGCATCATCCCTTACAGCCAGTTCGTATCCTACAAGCCTACGCTGGATAAATACGATGTCGCTAAAACGGTGCTGGCTGGCGATCAGATGCTGAATCCCACCAAGGCGATGAAGGACGCGGGGATCAGCGCGGTCAGCATTCCTTCTGATGAAAAACTAAAAACCTACTTCGACAAAGAAGTCGGTAACGCCTTTGCCTACAGCGCGCAGGCGCGGCAGGTGGCGTGGGGTAATTTCCGGTCAGCATACGCGGCACTTGCCTATCAGTCTGGCGATGCATCTAAAACTAATACGGTCTCTCCCGACAGTGATATTGCAGAGAAAGCCGCGCAATATGCTACTGGTGGCGTGTACAAAGGCCTGAACGGCAGTGACGTAGTCATGCCTTTCGGTATGGATAAGACCACCTTCCGGGACCGGTACACGGCCGCAGGGCGAGAGGCAATGACGCAGGCGGGATTAAACCCTTCATCGTTGGAAAACTTTAAGGCGGTAAAATGTCGGCAATAACCAGTATCGACTGGTAAACGGCAGCGGACGCTGGGCGACAGATCCGCGCACAAATCAGCCGGTAACCGTGAGGGTTGAATAATGTCAGACCTGTTTTCGTTGGCCCCTGAAGGGCAGGCATGGCTGGATAATCAGGCGCAGGAAAAACCTTCACGGCCTGAAGACTTCGATCCGTCGGCATTTCAGGGGAGTTTGTCTGCATTCATTCGCGGAGCCGGTGAAGGTGCGCTTGGACAAATGCAGTCTGCCGTAGGATTTAGCAAACGGCTTATCAGTGACCCGGCATTTACCGACAATGTCGCACCTACCATCAACATGTTCCGCGTCATGTTCCCAGATGCCGACAAAGCGCTGAATGAGTCATATGACTATTTCGGTAAGCAACTGAGCAGTGCCAGGGAATACATCAAGCCAGAGGCCGGAAGTCAGGGCATAGCCGCCCAGGTCATTCACGGGTTGGGCCAGTTTGCACCTGCGATCGGTGCTTCAGTTATTGGCGGACCGGTGGTCGGCGCCGCGGCGGCGGCAGGCAGCACCTACGAGCAGGCCTACCAGGATGCTTTGGCAAAGGGTGTTGACGAACAGACCGCACGCACCGTTGCAGCTGAACAAAGCGGATTCAATGCGGTAGGTATGGGATTGCCAGCGGCAGTAGGCGGAAGACTGGCAACAAGACTTCTCTCTGGTGTAGGCATTAACACGGCATTCGGTGGCCTAAACCGCTTTGCTGTCGGTGAGACTCTGGAAGAGAACGGCTATGAAGATATGGCGAAGCAGTACCGTGTGTTTGACGGTCAGGCCATCCTGATCGATTCCGTACTCGGGGCTGCGTTTGGCGGCGCTCATCACTTTGCAGCGCGCGGGAATTCCGTTGATGCCCGGGCAGATTCTACTCCTTCGGTAGATGACGGCACGACGGCGCAGGAACCAGCGGCAACGGCTGAAATTCAACCTCAGGAACAGCCATCTGTTTCACCGGCTCAGGAATCTGGTGTTGTGCCTGGTGCCGATACCAGTACGCCAGGTGCGACGTATGATTCACGGCTGGCAGAACTGCAGCAACTGGCCGGGCAGGTTTTATCTCGCGGTGACCGTAAAGCTCTCACCGACGAGATATATCGGGCAGAGTATGAAATTGCACGGATAGGAGAACAGCGCCAGGCACTGCGTGACCAACGCGTGGGAAACAGCAGCAGCCGTCGCATTCGTAATCGGGAACTGGCAGCGCTCGAGCAGAGGATGCAGGAAATTCAGAGCAGGATTGAACCCAGCAGGCAGGCTCTTGCAGACAGCACCCCTGGCGGACGGTTCTACGATGCTCGCTCTGATCTTTCCAGGCTGGAGCAGGGAATTATCCCGGAGAGTATGCGCGGACTGATCCCTGAATCATCAGCTAAACCCAGTGATATCGATGCGGCTCATACCCTGAATGAAGGGCTGCATTATGATATTGAGTCCTCGCCGGTTCTGCACGGCAGCGAAGCCAGTATTAACAGTCACGTTGCGGCGATGGATGAGGCCGCAAGGCAGTTGATGGCAGGGCAGCCGGTGAACATCGGCATGCAGGCGCGTGGGCTTGATGGCGTTGTGCGTCCTGATTTGCTCGTCGATGCATCAGAGCAACGCGCAGCGATGGAGCAGGTATATCGTGAAAATGGGATACCAGTTACCGCGGTAGATGCTGGCAGTGAATCGCCGGCGAGAATGACCGACAATAGTGCTTTCGCCGGAAAAGGAGACACTTCACAGGTCAGCGTGGATCCCGATACGGGAGAAACCATTTCCTCAGGTAGTTACGACCTGATGGCTGCGCGCGACCTTGCCGGCGTTGAGCCGGATATCACCGTCGCTCATCCTGACACCGGGCAGCCGGTGAAGCTTTCAGAACTGCTCGCCGATCTGGATAACCAGATCGCGACCGTTAAAAACGAATCCCGCGCCTACTCTGTGGCCGCTTCCTGCTTCCTGAGGAATCCGTGATGAAACAAGCCTGTATTGATGCCGTAGCCAACACGCTGGGGCGCCAGCCGAAAGCGGACGAAATTAAAAATATCGAAGACCGTATTAAAGACGCCGTGCGCGTCATCGCGCGCCGCAACGCCAAGGAAGGGAAGACCGGCATCCCTGACGCGGAAACTTACCGTCAGGCGGCAGAGCTTGCCGCTGCGCAGGCTGTGCATGCGGTATTCAAAAAACGTCAGCGAGTGGCGCAGAATGCCATCGCTATCGCCAAAGTTCGCGACACGCTGAATAAAGCCATACCCGAGAATGAGCAAACCCCGATCGCTCTACAGCAGTTTATTTTTTCCGGGCGCCGCGGGCGAGACAAGCAGCCGGATATTAACGTGGTCTCAGCAGAGGAGATGGCGACAGGGGCATACCAGGACTGGACGCGCCAGCTATCAGCCGAACTTACGGCAGCAGGCGATGATGTTCAGAAATTCTTCTATCAGAGTCAGGCGTTAGGTGAGCAGCGCCTGCGCAACCTTTTGCCGTTTGACCGTGAAGCGTCCAGATCTGGCCAGTTGCAGATCCTGAAGGAAATTTACGGCGAAGACACCGAGAACCCGGCAGCAAAGAAAATTGCGAAAGTATGGGGGGATGTCACCAGTCGGGCCCGTCAGGAGATGAACGATTCCGGTTTTGATATAGGTCTGCGTGATGACTGGCATCTGCCGTACGTTGACGATGCCCAGCTTATCCGCGCCGCTGGCCGCGATGAGTGGCTTTCCTCTCTTCCGCTGAATGAGCGTGCTGCTGCAATTGCTGCTGGCCGCCAGCCGCCGCAGGATTTCGCGCGGCAGGCCTGGGTTGATGACGTATGGAACACTCAGGACCGATCGCAGTATGTGAATCTTGACGGCAGCCCGATGAACGATATCGAGTACCGCCAGGCGCTGGAAGCCATCTACGAAACCAAAGTGACGGAAGGGGCCAACAAGATTGACCCCGGCGCCTTTATGGGAAGCGGTGGCATAAAGAACCGCGGATCACAGAGCAGGGTGATGTCGTTCAAGGATGCACAGTCGCATTTTGCGTATATGGAGCGATACACCCAGCAACCGGTAGTCGGAGTGATGATGTCGCACCTGCAGTCCTCATCGCGGGACCTCGGCGTTGTTAAGGCGTTTGGGCCTGATGCAGCTAGTAACTTCAAACTTCTTATGGACCAGATTTATCAGAGAGCGACGTCAACCACTGGTGGCGGCTATGATATAGGGATGATGAATGATCAGCGTCAACTGGTAGAGAGGATGTTTAACTCTATGGCTGGTCTGAACGGCGTTTCATCGTCAAGTGTGTTTTCCTCTGCTGTCGGTGGCCTGCGCAACCTGATGACTTCGGCAATGCTAGGTACCAGCGTGTTCACCGCCGCCAGCGATCAGGCCATCATGCGCGCCAATGCTCAGGCTCTGGGCTTTGACCGCAACGGCATGCGTCTGTCTGCCAACACGTTGCGGAACCTCTTCAATGGCGACGCTAAGCGTGCAAATGCGGAGCTTGGCCTGCTGGTTGATGCACATGCTGCTGTGGTGTCGAAGATGGGGGGCTTTGACCTTTCCCGTGGTATTACGGGCTGGTTCGCAGAGAAAACACTAAAATGGTCCGGTCTTATCGCAATGGACCGGGCCAACAAAGCAGCGTTTGGCCTGTTGATGTTTAAGAACATCGGCGAGCTATCTCGAAAATATAAATCCCTTGATGCGTTAACCGGAAGCGATCGCACGGTGCTGGCAAACAAAGGTTGGACGCCAGAGGACTGGGCTATTATGAGTGCTGCAGAGTTGCGCCCGCTGACACCTGACGGGCATAAGGGGATGACACCAGATGCGATCTATGACGTTCCAGATGACACTATCCGTAACATCCTGGCTGATAAAATAGAGCAGGTTCGCGCTGGTAGCGATCAGGCTCTTGCCGCGATAGGTGAGATGACCGACGCGAAGAGAAAAACGCTGAAACAGGCCTTTGACGCAGAGGTTGAGCAAACCATAAGCCGGATGGTGCGCAATGCACGTGCAGAGGCCGCACAGCATCTCCTGGGGATAACCCATGGAGAGATGACCAGCGCCGTAACGACGGCTACCGGACTGGATACTTTCGCCCGCGATACTTCCGGGGATCTCCTGAAAAGCTTTATGCTCTTCAAAACAACGCCGATGGCCGGCATGCGGCAGTTTGTCACCAGGTTACAGGATCTTGAAACCATGCCTGCAGTAAAATTCTTTGCTGCATACGTTGCCGGTACCACTCTGGCAGGGATGTTCGCTAACCAGATGAATGCGCTGCTATCAGGAAATGACCCATTGGATATGACTAAACCTCAGACATGGCTGCAGGCCCTTCTCAAAGGTGGGTCGTTCGGCATTTACGGGGACTTCCTTTTTCAGGACCACACGCAGTATGGCTCCAGTATTGCTGGCATTCTCGGTGGTCCGGTACTTGGTTTTGCAGAGCAACTTTCTAAAACGGTGCTGACTAACTCGCAGAAGGCTATGGCCGGAGAAGATACGACATTCACAGCGGATGCATTAAAAACAGCCAGGATGATCACGCCGTTTGCCAACCTGTGGTATACAAAAGCGATAACCAATCACCTGATCCTGCAGCAACTTCAGGAGATGGCAAACCCTGGGTATAACGCTCGCGTGCGTGACCGCGCGATGCGTGAGTTTAATACAACTAGCTGGTGGGAGCCTGGCGAAGAAACGCCACGGAGAGCGCCAGATTTAGGGAAAGCGGTGGGGAACTAATGACGAGAGATAAAATTGAATATATTGCTTCTCTTCAATACGAAGCCGAGAGGTGGCGAAGGATCGGCGGGTGGGGCTCCTTAATAGCGTTCGCTGCTTTACTTATCGACCTCTGGTTCAGGCATATTGGTGCGGCATCACTACTTTTTGAGTCAGCCATACTTGGTGGGTTCATCTGCTGTTGGGGTGGTAATTTCGATAGGGCATCCAAGCATAAGAGAGAACTCGACACGATATGTTTTGCTCTATTCGGTAAAAGTTATGAAAGCTCTCACCTTGATATTATTGGGCTAGACAAAACTAAACCAACGTGACATGTCACTCCAACAAACAGGCCGCTTTCGCGGCCTTAATTATCACTGACCGCCGGGGCGGGAGTCAGCAGAACGGCCGCCACAGCGTGAGCCATCAGCTGCAGTATCATCAGGATGCTGGCAGTTACCGGCGAAAGCCTGTGTAGCTGAACCCAGAGACAACAGAACAAACAGCACTGCTAATGCTTTTTTCATTTTCACTTACCATGTGTAGACCACTGAACCGTGGCTTTATGATTGTAGCGCTGTGCTCAGATTTCATCCATCAAAAAGCCCGCTATGCGGGCTTATCCACTTTTAACTTTCTTTGGAACTATCGCAGATAGCGATATCATAAAACCTGTTAATGCCGCGATAATAAGCGGAAAAATAAAAGCATCAGAAGTTCTGAGTGGGTTTTTTATGTCAAACAGGATCACTATAAAAGAACGCGCTTGTTGCGAACGTTGACGAGGAGTATACCTCATTCATCTTGTACTGAAGCTGATCCAACGAGAATGGTGGTGTCTCTTTACACCAAGCGTCCCAGATAAGATGAACCAGAAGATAAGCAATGCACAGGATGAAGTAAAATCTGGTTAACTCCTGTGCATTCTGTGGTGCCAGCCAGTCAAGAACGTGCATTTTAGTTAGCAAATTTCCTGGCAGCATAGATAGCTGGCAGAGCAACAGCACCAGCTAAAGCAAAACCATAGGCAATTCCTGCCGTTACGGTAAACGCAGGAATAACGAAAGATAAGCCGCCAGGAAGTGCGAATCCTAATCCAGCACCGCCAATGATAGCTTTCATCAAAGTAATGATGTTGATTTCCATTGTTCCTCCTGAGCATTCAACAAAAGGTTGAATTACCTTATTGGTAATCTTACTCAAAAAAGATCAATGACGCAATGAAACTGAGTGAACCAGAATGAAACAGAGTGATACGGCATTAGCCAACTTTGTAGGGTCATCACGGTCCCATGCAGTAATTTTCAATCACTATCTGAGTTGCTGCCTGATCTGCATTGTGCAGAAATCCAGGTGTGTTTGCAGCTCCCGCATTGACAACTGCGAGCTCGTCACATAGTTAACCAGTGCCACCAGTTCCGCCGCCGCACCGCTGACATCGTGGCCGTCTCGCTCCATTTCCCTGAGCAACTCCATCAGTTGTGATTTTACAACCAGGGATCTGACCCCTTCCGGGGTGTGAATACGATCCGCAAAACCTTCGTCGACAGGATACTGGTACCGCTCTGGCATTAGGATTACTCCGATAAATACTGTATATATATACATATATCAAAAGGTAACAGGGTTTTCCAGAAGGTTTTTATTTACCTTAATGGTAATGTTTTTGCTCGTTTCGATCTGTTTTATTCATATATGGTTTGATGGGTAATAGAATGCTTCTATGCACGCGCGCCAGCGCTGACCACTGGAGCAGACTATGACAGTTTCAACGCAGGTAAGCCGTAACGAGTACACCGGGAACGGCGCCACAACCCAATACGATTTTACGTTCCGCATTCTTGATAAAAGCCACCTGCTGGTGCAGACGCTGGATACCTCCGAAAGCATCGTGACGCTAACACTCGGTACCGACTACACGGTTACCGGAGTAAACCGTTACAACGGGGGGAAGGTGGTTCTGACATCAGCGCTACCAGTTGGTTACAAAATCTCTATCGAGCGCAGCACTCCTGTTACGCAGGAATCCAGCATCCGCAATCAGGGCGGCTTCTTACCGGAGATCCACGAGGACGCCTTCGATAAGCTGACTATGATCATTCAGCGGATGTATGGATGGTGGTCTGGGCTGGCTCTCAAAAAACCGTCATGGCTGGCGAACTATTACGATGCGATGAATAACCGTATTCGTAACCTACGCGATCCCGCTCTGGCTCAGGATGCCGCAACCAAAAGCTATGTCGACAGTAGTGATAGTGATCTACAGCATCAGATAACCAGCAATTTTAATCGCTCTCTGCGTGTCCCGGATTCCTATATAAGCCAGTTGCCTTCGGCAGAGGACCGAGCCTGGAAGGGGCTTGGTTTCGACGGTGCTGGGCAGCCAAAATTGCAGGACCCTGCAGGAACAGGACTATGGGGATACGTTCCGGCCATGGGTTCGTTTGAGCAGGGATCGCTACTCACTCAACGTTTTGAGGTTCTTCTGTGGGAATCCACGGACGAATACTGGCGCTGGGATGGCGTAATGCCTAAGGTCGTTTTTACCTGGTAGCACGCCGGCGACGGCTGGCGGTACAGGAAAGGGTAAGTGGATCGACGTTACCGATGCGACTCTTCGCTCAAACCTGGGTTCAGACGAAGCGGGTTTAGGCGTGAACCTGGTCTACGGGGCGCTAAAGCAAGTATCATTAACAAATTTTTTTGTCATTGGTTGATTTAATTCGTTTTGACAATAAAGAGGTGGTGAATTTTGATAACGCTATTGCGGCAGCAAAATTAGCTGGTCTGGAAAGTGCACACCTCCCGAATGGGCATTTTGGGATAGCTGACACGACAAGCTTCGCAAACCTTTTAATGGTTGGCTCAAATAAGTCTCAGTTTTCTGACATTAAGCTGGTAAACAGTGACGGCTCCAGTGGAGAATTGTCACTTGAAACTGAAGGAACTGTTTTACATATAAGCGGTACTGCGGCAACAACAGGTATCACCTTGTCAAATTCGGGGTCAAGTTTCACAAGCAGCCTTTGCGGCATTATCGGGTGCTCAATTTACTATCCTGACCAGGACTGGAAAGACTGGACGCTAGGGACTACGGCAGATATAGACGGTGATTATTATTATGAGCCGACAGTTTATCCACCAACGTTTTGTTGCTGATGCAGCAATGCGCGTTATTTTTGATAACTTATTTTTCATCAACTCATATCATTGGATAGATATCAAAAACGCGCAGCTAGTTACACTTGGTAAAATTGCAGGTTCTCTGTTGAATCGTGGATATACCGTAACAAGAATGGCGGCTGGCGGTGTAACCGAAAACTTTAACAGTTATCCTTTTTGGACATGGGCTTGTGGATTCTCAGGAATCTCATCACGAGTTAACCATTACTGTGATGCTGTCGGCAAAGGCATCCAGGTAGGACTTGATGACGGAGTAACGCGTACCGTAGAACAGATGCGGATCATCCATGCATCTATCATTGGCGCAGCTGACGGGATTATCTGCGGTGGTAAAGGCGTATCCATTGTTGATGCCAAAATTGATAACGTTATGCGCGGTATCACAATTAGCGACGATGATAACTCGGCATACCATCAGATTGGTAAAGCTTGGGTCTCATCTTACTATCGCAACAACTACATTCCTAAGCAGCGAAAAGACGGCAACGTTTACGGGTTTAAATCCAATTCGGCAACACCGATTGATTTGTCTGGCCTTCAGGTGGTTCGCGCTGATGGTCGTGGCGTATGGATGCCCTACGCATCGGGAAGCCAGGTCAAGGGGGCTGTTGTGCAGCAGTGCATGTACAAGGCCTTCGAGTTTGGTTCCCGTGGTCGTACTACTGACGTTATATCTGTCAACGGTTGCTACGCAGGTATGTACGTCGATACGTCGCTGACTGACCAGGTGGCATACACATTTGGGGACTTCATGCGCTGCGATATTAATGGCCTCCAGTGGAAAGGTGCCAGTAACGTCACGCCGTATGTACTTAATAATGACCTGAACTACTACGAGGCAGGCAAGGAACTCGATTTAACATCCCTTGGTGGCCGGTTCTATAAAGGTTACAGCAATACCCTGTTCTCTCAGGAACGAGGGTTGCGGAGCTTCATTAATAGCCTGACCTCTTCATCAACAACCGCAGTAGAGACGTTGCGTCTCACAGGAACTAATACCGGAGGAGTGACCTTAAATGCCGGGTTGGGGATTAGGAATACGGTTTCTGACGGCACGGGCTATGGCGCCACGGTTCTGTATGCGTCCCTTGCTGGTGTAGATACTGCTATTGCGGAAGTATTCGGAGATGGTGTTAACACCGGATTCAGGCCGCTGACAGACGCATCACGTGACCTCGGTGATACTACACATCGTTTCCGTAGAGGTTATTTCTCTGAATCACTGGCCGTTGGTGGCAACCCGGTCGGTGTAAAAGTCGCAGTTCCATCGAGTGCCACTGCCCCCGGTTCGGTGGGCCAATGGGCTGCCGATTCCACATATCTTTACGTGTGTATCGCGGCAAATACTTGGGTTCGCTCTGCATTAACAACATGGTGATATAATGGAAATAATCGTAAATACGCAAAAATCATTCGTGGAGGAGGTGGGCCCCCTTCGCTTAGATTCTTACATTACCGAACTCAAAGAAAGACTGCTGCTTTTCTATCCCTCATCGGAAATAACTGTGACAGCAGAAGAAAGGCGTAACTATATCAAGGTTAACGACCCGGTAAAAATTACCGATGAACAGACGGTAAGCACCATCACGGATGAGATTTTTAACTCAGGTGACTGGCGGTTGTAATATTAAAAACCGGAAGCCATATTTTAACATGTGGCTTCCGGCTGTTTTTTTAACTCACAACACTCCACGCCTCGGATGACATTCCCACCTCCCGCTCTGCATCCCTCCAGAATCGCGGGGCATCAGGTTTAATGCTTATAACAACATTGCCGCTGAGTACTAGTAATTGTTACCATTTATCCCAATATGAATTATTGTGTATGATGAACTTACCTAACTAAGGAGGTTCATCATGCATAGTAAACGGTGGTCATCATGTCTGCATCGCTAACCGCTGATACGATAAATCAGGGACTTAGCTACGGTGCGCTGGCAGCAGTCATCGCCGGCGTACCTCCTGAAGTGGCGTTGGGATCGCTGGCCGGGGCGGTAATTTTTGTTACCTCTGCAGTTGAGTATCCGGTCAAGCGCCGCGTTCTCCTGGCGCTACTCAGCTTTCTCTGCGGTCTTCTCTTCTACAAACCCACAGCATCAATCCTTATCGGCGTTGCCAGCATGATCCCCACCATCACACAGGACTCGTTCGAGCGGGGCATTGTCTACTCCGCCGGCGCGTTCGTTGCCGCAATTGTCGCGGTGCGGGTTGGGATATGGCTGTATCACCGCTCTGACAATCCGCGCGATTTAATCCCGGGAGGAAAAGACGATGACAGGCCATGATCTGCTGCTTATCGCTAATTCCATCATCTGCGGCGGGATAGCGCTGCGGGTGATGTTCTTCCAGCGCAACGGATCGCGCCACCGCCGCTGGGGTGGGTGGATAGCCTATTTCCTCATAGTGGCAACGGCCAGTATCCCGCTGCGCACCGCGTACTCATACCTGTACCACTTCCCCATGACCGCAGATCTTTCTGAGGTCGTTATCAATGCTGTGATGTTCGCCGCGGTGCTGAAGACGCGCGGCAACGTCGTACAAATCTTCAAGATATCGAGGTCGCAACATGGACATTAACGAGTTTCAGAAAGCTGCCGGCGTTAGCCTGGCGCTGGCCACACGCTGGCATTCGCACATCGTGGCGGCCATGAAAGAGTTTGGCATCATCAAGCCACTGGATCAGGCGATGTTTATTGCCCAGGCCGGGCATGAAAGCAATGGCTTTACCCAGCTCGTTGAGAGCTTCAATTACAGCGTGGCGGGGCTGGCTGGTTTCGTCCGTGCCGGGCGGCTGACGCAGGGCCAGGCTAATTCCCTCGGGCGCCGGCAGGGTGAACCATCGTTGCCACTGGAGAGGCAGCGGGCCATTGCCAATCTGGTGTACAGCAAACGCATGGGGAATAACGGACCGACCGACGGCTGGTTTTACCGCGGGCGCGGTCTCATCCAGACCACCGGACTGAACAACTACCGCGATTGCGGGGCTGCCCTGAAGGTGGATTTGGTTAAGCAGCCGGAGCTGCTGGCGCAGGACGAGTATGCAGCGCGGAGCGCGGCGTGGTACTTCGTGAAATATGGATGCCTGAAGTACACCGACGACCTGATGCGCGTCACGCAGATCATCAATGGCGGCCAGAATGGTTTAGACGATCGCCGTGTGCGTTACCTGTCGGCCAAGAAGGTACTGGTATCATGATCATGGCATTCGTGAAAGCGTACTGGAAACAGCTGCTTATCGTGTCGATGCTTGCTGCTCTGGTGGCCGGCGGCATTGTAGCCTGGAATATTCACGGTGACAGACAGTACGACGCCGGGTATGCGCAGGCGAAGGCAGACCGCAAAGCGGAAGATGATAAAGCCCGTCAACATAACGAACAGGAGAAAGCAACCAATGAACGTGAGGCGCAGCAGAGGATCGACCAGGCGCGCAATGATGCTCTTGATGCTGCCGCTCGCGCTGGCCGGCTGCAGCAGCAGCTCGTTGCCATCCGTGAGCAGCTCAGGCAGTATAACGCCACTGTCGGCGCTGGGTCGTCAGCCGCAGACACCGGAATTTTGCTTACCGACGTGTTCGAAAAATCTCTCGAACGAAACCGACAACTGGCAGAATACGCTGACCGGGCAGCTGAAGCCGGAAGGGTATGCGAAAGGCAGTACGATGAACTGACCAGGTAGCATGGTATTTTTCATGGTACTGTTTCCCGGTGACGGTATATAAAACGGTATGCAGAATTTATCGTTTCATAAACTTGTTTTCAGTCAATTGGTTACGAGCACTGTAAATAATTGAGTGGGAATAATCCCCGGCGTTAGCTGAGTAAAACGAAACCCTCTGTGTTTACAGAGGGTTTTTTTATAGCTGCTACATTAAGGTCTCCCACCTGACGGCAAGCGCTAATCGCGCATATATTGATGCATCTGGGCCGCCGTCAGATCCCACTGGCTTCCTTCAAACGGGGGCATATAGCTGCCATCATCTTCGCCAATCTCAGCGGCAGTGAGCTGATTGAGTTTATCGTTCATTGTCATTAACAGATCCCGGTACTTCTCTGGCTCCCGGGCGAGGTTATGATTTTCTTCGGGGTCGTTAACCAGATCGAAAAGTTCAACATCATTATTCTCCAGCAGCTCGGCCAGGGTAGCAGGAATATGATGCTGCTTGAGCGAAAAGTAGCGGGCAAATTTATAGTGTCCATCGTTGATCATACGGATCCCTGAGCGATGGGAAAAATCAGGATGGAGTGACGCGATCGCTTTTTTAAATTGATCGTGCGGGAGTTTTTCTCCAGCCAGCTTTCTGAATTTTGCCGTGTATTGCGCATCCATATACAGGATCATGCCGTAACAATAAAGCGAACCCGGACGCAGCGCATTTAAGCCCGCTTGCTCAGGATGCGCCAGTAATGGGCTCATATCCCGGCCTTTTTCTGCCCTCCAGGACTTTCTCTCGCAGCGAGCGATCGCGTCCAGTCAGACCAATCAGGGTCGGTACTAAATCCAGATGATTGGTCAAACTGTTGCAGCGGATATTTCCCGGATACGCCGGATGGCGAATGATCATCGGCACATGGATCTGCTCTTTGTACACCGAGGAACCTTTACCATGCATCTGGTGGGAGCCACCGAGTTCCCCATGGTCGGCGGTAAAGACGATAATCGTATTTTGCGTCAGCTGCAGGTTATCCAGCTCATTGAGAATCGCCTCAAGATGCTGGTCATTGTCGCGAATACAGTTGAAATAATAATCCAGTAATTTGCGCCAGCGCCGGTCTTCATCGGGGAACTGTCCCTCCATCACCGCCCTGGCATTCTGGTACTCTTTATGGGCGGCAGGTCTGCCAGGCTCATCGAGCGACTGATGGCGGTTTGCAGGCAGCGGATAGTCTGGCCAGCTTTGCTGATAGATTTGGTTGTGCGGGGGTTGGGTTGGCAGCAGGGTGTGGTTTTCTTTATCCATTGGCCCTTTCCACTGCACCTGCTCACCATGCTCATCGGTGTCGATAAACATGACATCGTGGGGGTTAACCAGGTTTACTGCCGCGAACCAGGGTTTATTTTCATCATTCAGCGGGCGGCCGGTGTTACGTAGCCAACTAATGGTCTGCCCCGTGGTGACTGAATCAAAGAAATAGCCGCCCTTACTTTTCCCGATGACATCGCCAATGCCGTGATAATCAGAGAAACCATACTTTTCCATAATTTCATGCAGTCGCGGCGTCGGGATCTCGCCCAGGTCCATTTCTTCTACCGATTTACCAGCGACCGGCTGATCGATCTCCCGGGTAAGATGCCATTTACCTTTATACGCCGTGTAATAACCCAGTTCACGCATCATATGGCCCACGGTACGTAATTCCGGGTCCAGATCGTAATTCATCCAGGGGAAGCCAAGATTATCAAACATCCGGGTGTGCGGCATATGGAGCCCGGTGTACATGACAGAGCGCGATGGCGTACAAACGTTGGCCGTGTTCTGATGATTGGTAAAAGTGATACCCGTTTTCATCAGGCGTTCCCGGCCCGGCACCGGAAAGGGATACCGCTCGAAATAACGTTCCTGATCGCAGGTTATGAGTAAAATATTGTAGCCTTCGGGCAGTGTCTCAGGGATTTCGCCGGTGAAAGGAATATCCCATGCCGCTTTCGGGGCGGCATTATTTTGCGCGGCGTTTCCCGTCTCTGGTAACAGGCTCACGACAGCGGCAATCCCCAGACCTTTGAGGAGATCGCGGCGATTTCCATCTATTTTATTTGGTTCTTTCATCTTCAGACTCCGTTAATTGTAATATATTTTGCCGAATCTCCGGGATAAGACTCATAATGAGCGCGGGCGGCTGGCAATTTAATAAAAGCCTTCTCATGACGTTCATATAGGGCGTGATATGGCCGAAAAAGGTTAAATAGCCGCTGCACAGGTAATTCTGTGCTTCGTCGTCATGGATGGTAAAACGGTGTTTAGGGCATCCTCCATGGCAGGCAAAGCGCCAGTGGCAGCCCTGACAGCGGGCAGAGAGTTGGCCCTTTTGCTTCCCGAACTGTTGCTGAAATGGCGAGCTCGCCATCGCTGCCATAGCATCTTGCTTCAGATTACCCAGCTTATATTCCGCTGAGACAAAGTGATCGCAGCTGTAGACATCGCCGTTTTGCTCCACCAGTAAACTCTGCCCACAGACAGGCTGCATGGTGCAGAGCGTGGCGGGCTGGCCGGCCCATACGCCGAGCAGATTATCAAAGTACTGGATAAACACCCTGCCAACATCGTTTTCCAGCCAGTCGTCGAAAACACTGCACAAAAATTTGCCCCAGCCCTCAGGGGTAACTGACCAGGGAGCAGGGGAGTCAACGAGAGGAATAAACTGGAGATGGTGAAGGTTTAGCTCGCGGCTCAGGCAGCGATAGAGACTTTTCCCCTGGCTTGCAGACTGGCGGCTGACCACCACCATGGCATTCACCGGAACGTCATGCTGCTGCAGGCAGCGTATGGCCTGCACAACTTTTTTCCCAGGTGGGTTTTCCGCAGCCCGTCGTACGCCAGGTGTCGTGGAGTGACGCAGGGCCATCAATGGATAATCCGACCAGAAATCCATGACGACGCAAAAAACGAGCCCATTTATCGTTCAGCAAGATGCCGTTGGTTTGCAGGCTGTTGGCGATGATTTTGTTACCACGGTAACGCTGCTGGAGCTCGACCACCTTTGCAAAAAATCCAGCCCGCATAAGGTAGGCTCACCGCCCTGCCAGCAAAACTCGACGTTTTGCGAGGAGGTCGATGAAATGGTGTTGTGAATGTACGCTTCCAGCGTGAGGTCGTCCATGGTGGCATACCCTGGACGCGGAACCTCGTTTTCCAGATAGAAACAATACCGACAGGCCAGATTGCATCGATTGCCGCCGGGTTTTGCTACGGTATTAAAATTAGCGCTCATTCTTTGCTATGCTCGAACATTTTCGATGAGGAAGAGAGTAAAGCTAATTGTGTTACCGGAGGTGTGGCTAATGTTACCGATGGCGACTGGCTTTATTTTTTGGATCATTATGCAAGCGAAAAATACAGGCGGTATCGTTATTTTTCGCAGGTGACAGCGTGCCCTGCTATTCTCTTAAAAATTTCATCATTGATTTGGTGAATGTATTTTCATTAAAAAATTTATAATATGAATAATGCCTGCCATATGGCTATAAGCGCAGGCGTAAATTATCAAGGGCGTAGTGATCCACGTTTACTCTTCAGCAAGGTTGTTTTTGGCTATCGGTTGGTCAACGGCCGCTGCCGGATATTCTACATTACGTTCATCCTGCGCCTTACCCGCCTCGCGCACCATCGCCAGCGCCAGTCCGGCAACGATCAACGTTAACCCGGTGGACACCCACATTCCGCCGATAATGCCCAGCCGGTGGTTCAGCCATGCGTAGGCAAAGGGTGATACAGCTGCCATCAGTTGCCCGGGGATCAGCAGGAGACCCGTGCGGCTGGCGTAGCTTTCTGCGCTAAACAGCGCCAGCGGCAGCGTCGCTTTGACAATCGTCACCAGCCCGTTAATCGCGCCATAGCCCAGCACAAACCCGGCTGCGCATCCGGCATAGGTCGTGCTGCTCAATCCAAGGAGAAAACAGAGCGGCATGGCGAGCGCAGTAAAAACGCGTTAGCGTGAGTGAGGTGACCCGGGGACCGGCCAGCACTTCCCCCAGCCGGGCGCCGGTCTGGCCGAATCCCCACAGCATACCGACGGCAACCGGCAGACCAAAGTGGCTGATAAACTCCGGCAGATGGGTAGAGGTACCGTTAGAGATGAAGGTGATCAGCGCAATAAAGATCGCGTAACGCGCCCCGTTACGCCGGTCGCCCTCTGCTGTCGCTGGCGAGGCTGGTGATTTCGCCGCTGAATTGAGCCGCTGGCGAGGCAGTTGATAACTCAGCCATGCGCTCAGCAGGCCAAACAGCGCATAGATCCGCAGGGCATTCTGCCAGGGCATGATGGTTAATAACGCCTCGCCCAGCGGCCAGAAGAGGGCAGAGGCCAGACCGCCAGCGAGAGTGATATGAGAGATAGTTTTCCGCGCCTGCTGACCGTACAGATTCACCACTGCGGCGAACAGCGCATCATACAGTGAGAGCCGCATGCCGATGCCGGTCAGCAGCCAGGCGCCGTACCAGCCGGCCAGCGAAGGGCGCCAGGCCATCATGGCGCAGCTGGCGGCAATCAGTAAGGTACCGCTGGTGACCACCAGCCTTCCGCCAAAGCGAGCCAGCAGCCTGGCAACGAACGGGGAGACAGCGGCCATCATCAGCATCGCAAGCGTCAGGCCGAGATAGATCTGCGGCAAGGACCATCCTTTGTCGGCGGCGATAGCCCCGGCAAAGGTGCCGGGCATATAAAAAGAGATCCCCCAGTTGATGAGTTGCTGACCGCCCGCGGTGAAGGCAAGGCGTCGGGGAATAGCGTTTATTTCCATGGTTTTTCATTCCGTTAAGACAGTTGTCCTGAGCATACCCGGCAGGCTATTGTTCTGGCAGAGCGGCCACCTTATGCGCGGTATAAGAGAAACTTTTATGACAACACTGAACCTGGGAAATCTGGCGACCTTCCGGCTGGTCGTACAGCGCGGCAGCTTTTCTGCCGCCGCCGACGCGCTGGGGATCTCCCAACCTGCCGTCAGCCTGCAGGTACGTCAGCTGGAGCAGTTTTTACAGACCAGGCTGCTGGAGCGAACCGGACGTGGGATCAAGGCGACGGCGGCAGGAATGGCATTGCTGGCCCACAGCGAGCAGATCGATCGGGCGGTGAATAGCGCGGTGCAGTCGGTCAGCGCATTCAGTCAGGAGGTTAATGGATCGTTGACGCTGGGGACCGGCGCGACGGCCTGCATTCATCTTCTTCCACCGCTGCTGCAGCATCTTCGTCAGCAGCACCCGCTGCTGACGGTGGGGGTGACCACCGGCAACACGCTGGATATCGTCCGCGCGGTGGAAGAAAACCGGCTCGATCTCGGGCTGGTCACGCTGCCCGTGCAGGGGCGCAGTCTGGCGGTGACTGCGATGTTAGATGAGGAGTTCGTGACCATCTATGCCAGCCGCGAGACGGAGATGCCGGCGGTTTATACTCCCGCCGAGCTGCAGGCGCAGCCGCTCATTGCCTTCGAGGCGGGTAGCGGCACGCGGGATCTGATTGACCGCTGGTTCCGCTCGGCGGGACTGGCGGTGACGCCGGTAATGCAGTTGGGGAGCATCGAGCGATTAAGCGCATGGTGCGGGCAGGGCTGGGCTACAGCATCGTGCCCCGCATGGCGGTGGAGCGGGTGGAGGATCGCGACGGATTACGCGTACACTCGCTGGCGCCGCGGCTATATCGACAGCTGGCGGTAGTCATGCGTCAGGACAAAATTGTGACAAAAGGTATCGCTGAAATGCTGCGCCTGCTGCATACCGTGCGCTTATAAATCGCCGACGGCAAAATTACCGCATCAAAGACAGTACTTCAGCAGCGAGCGGCTCTGCCTGCGGAGTGTGGCGCTTGCAGTATTAGAATCAAAGGATTACTCGCGGGGGGAGGGCTCGACGGTGAGCGATGACTCCTGCGACGCTTTTTTATCCTGATGATGGTACCAGGCGCCGATGGAGGAGTAGACAAAGCGTCCAAAGAAGAAGAGAAAGCTGATAAGCAGTACGATACGGGTCATGCGACGGTTAAATCGATGTCGTTTACGCATACTGGGTGCCTGACTCACAAAAGGATCCTTGAAGTATACCCGAAGATGGGCGATGGGGGTATTAAGGCACAGGAACGAGATGGGGTCAATTGATGCAGATGTAAAAGTGCGGCAGTGAAAACATTAATTAATGTTATATAAGATAATCGTCGTATTTACATGTTCACTTTATTAGCCGTGAAATGTCGGGAAAAATAAGATTTATTAATGTTGGCGTCAGCATTTGTTGATTTATATCAATAGTCTCCTTCTCTTGGCCACTAAAATCAGCGGACGTTACCGTATCGTTATTATTTACGCGGTCAGCATGGGTGGTTGGATGCCTGCCTGAATATGCCTCGCGGGAGCAGAGGCACTCTGTAGAGCACCTATGAATTTATTAAAATACTATCAACAATATCGCGACAAGTGGTGGGCTTTACCGCTCGTTCTGCCTGCGCTGTTATTACCGGTCGCCAGATGGGCGAATACCTACACCATGCTCAATGGTCATATGGTATTTTTGTATTATCTTCCCCTGGCGCTGGTGCTCAGCCTGATGATGTTTTTTGGCTGGGCGGCGATCCCTGGCATTATTATTGGCCTGCTGTTAACTCTGGCCCACGGCATGATGCTTGAGCAGTCCATCGGTGTACTGTTCCATTTCCTTATCCCCTGCGTGCTCTGCTGGGGCGGCTACCGCATTTTTGTCCCCCAGCGTCAGCAGGTCTCACACGGCAACGTCCGACTGATGCCGCATCGTCTGTTCTGGCAAATGCTGCTCCCCTCGGTCATTTTTCTGATTTTGTCACAGATTGCCGAATATCTTGGACTCCATCCGCGCACAACGGAAATGACCGGCGTTACGCCATTTAGTTTACGTTCATTAATCACCTTTCAGGCGCTAATGGTAGGGTGCCTGACCGGCATGCCGCTGTGTTATTTTGTGTTACGGGTCATTCGTAATCCTTTTCATTTACGCGGCTTTATTTCTCAGGTTCGCTTACAAATTGATCCAAAAATAAAAAAAAAATTGAAATTATTTGCTGGGCGACGGTATTAATTCTGCTACTGTGGCTATTATTGATGCCGCTTAATGATAGCAGCACCATATTTAGTACGAATTATACGTTGTCATTGCTGATGCCGGTGATGCTCTGGGGTGCCATGCGTTTTGGCTATCGCTTTATCTCACTGATCTGGACGCCGGTGCTGATTGCCGTGATCCATTTTCATTACCGTTACTTACCAATTTACCCAAGCTATAACACCCAGTTGGCGATCACGTCATCAAGCTATCTGGTATTCTCGTTTATTGTCGCCTATACGGCGATGGGTAATGACTCCAACTTACTGATAGTGTTTTATGTTCAGATAATGCCCGATGACCTTGTCATGCAGCTCCACCGATTTTGAGAACGACAGTGACTTCCGTCCCAGCCTTGCCAGATGTTGTCTCAGATTCAGGTTATGTCGCTCAATGCGCTGAGTGTAACGCTTGCTGATAACGTGCAGCTTTCCCTTCAGGCGTGATTCATACAGCGGCCAGCCATCCGTCATCCATACCACGACCTCAAAGGCCGACAGCAGGCTCAGAAGACGCTCCAGTGTGGCCAGAGTGCGTTCACCGAAGACGTGCGCCACAACCGTCCTCCGTATCCTGTCATACGCGTAAAACAGCCAGCGCTGACGTGATTTAGCACCGACGTAGCCCCACTGTTCGTCCATTTCAGCGCAGACAATCACATCACTGCCCGGTTGTATGCGCGAGGTTACCGACTGCGGCCTGAGTTTTTTAAGTGACGTAAAACCGTGTTGAGGCCAACGCCCATAATGCGTGCACTGGCGCGACATCCGACGCCATTCATGGCCATATCAATGATTTTCTGGTGCGTACCGGGCTGAGAGGCGGTGTAAGTGAACTGTAGTTGCCATGTTTTACGGCAATGAGAGCAGAGATAGCGCTGATGTCCGGCAGTGCTTTTGCCGTTACGCACCACGCCTTCAGTAGCGGAGCAGGAAGGACATCTGATGGAAATGGAAGCCACGCAAGCACCTTAAAATCACCATCATACACTAAATCAGTAAGTTGGCAGCATTACCCACCGCCGGTCTGCTTTTGTCCGCCGCCGCCCAGGCCCACAATGTGCTGGAATTTCCCCAGCCGGAAAACAACCCGGAAGAATTTTACGCCGTCACTGAGATCCCGACGGGCGGGATCATTAAGTACGAAACCGATGCTAAAACGGGGTTTATCGTCGCCGACCGCTTTCAGTCGATGCCGGTGGCCTACCCGGCGAACTACGGCTCGCTGACCCAGTCGCTGGCCGGGGATGGCGACCCGCTGGACGTGGTGTTTTATACCCGCGCGCCGATGGCCCCGGGCACGCTGATTAAGCTGCGGGCAATTGGTGTGCTGAAGATGATAGACGGCGGTGAGAAAGACGACAAAATCATCGCCGTACCGGCCAGTAAAATTGACCCGACCTACGACGACATCAAGACCATCTCCGATCTGCCGAAAATAGAACAGCAGCGGCTGGAGGCCTTCTTCCGGGTCTATAAAGAACTGCCGGAGGGGCGTAAAAAGGTCGAGCTGGCCGGCTTTAATGACGCCGCGGCGCGAAGCAGGAGATCAAATCGGCCTGGGAGGCCTGGAAGGCGAAGAACCCGCAATAATATTCATCGCGGGCGCTGTCCGGCGCCGGCGGGATTCGCTTTCACGATCCCTATGGCGGCAAAATCACACGTCACACGTCACATGACAACGCTTATCCCACCATATTGCATCTTGACGCAGGATGAAGGCGATGGTTGTATTGTACAACCATTTCATTTGCTGGACCCGCCGCCATGCCTGATACCCCCTTAATCCAACAGATTCGTACCGCCTCGCGGTTAATGGTGCGCGAGCTGGGCTTTATGAGCACCACGCTGGCCGCCACCCATTATTCACCTTCGGCGGTGCACACCCTGCTTGAGGTATCGATGAGGGGGGAGATGACGGCCGCGCAGCTGGTCACGTTGCTGGGACTGGAAAAATCAAGCGTCAGCCGGATGGTCTCTCGTCTGCTGGCGGCTGGTGAGCTGGAGGAGCGTCCTTGCGCGGAGGATGCGCGCGCGAAATCACTCGCCCTGACGGCAAAGGGGCACGATACGGTGGCGAAAAATTAACGCCTGGGGGTACCCGTCAGGTGGTGGAGGCGTTAGACCATCTGGATGAGACGCAGCAGCAAACTGTCGCCACTGGACTGGCGGCCTATGCCCGGGCGCTGGCGCAGTGTCGGGATAGCGCGCTCGCGGATACGGCTCCGCAAATTTCGCTGATGACCGGCTACCAGCCGGGGATGATCGGCCGGATAGCCCAGATGCACGGGGAGTATTACGCCCGTCATCATGACTTTGGCGCTTTTTTTGAAGGCAAGGTCGCCAGCGGCGTAGCGGAATTTGCCACCCGGCTCTCCTCCCCGGCCAACCAGATCTGGCTGGCGATCCGCGAAGGGAAAATCGTCGGCTCACTGGCTATCGATGGCGAGGACCTCGGCCAGCAGGAGGCGCATTTGCGCTGGTTCATTCTCGATGACAGCTGCCGGGGAAGCGGCATTGGCAGGCGGCTCCTCAGCGAGGCGATGGCTTTCTGCGATAGTCGCCAGTTTAGCGCGGTGCAGCTGTGGACCTTTAAAGGGCTGGACGCGGCCCGCAAACTGTATGAATCCTTTGGCTTCACGTTAATCCGCGAATGGCAGGGGGAGCAGTGGGGAAAGGTAATGACCGAGCAGCAGTTTACCCGGTCCGGAAACACCGGCTAAGGGCGTGGCGCCTTAGCCGGTGGGGGGACATGGAGATTACGTCAGTTGGTTAAGCAGGCGGGCAATCTCCTCTTGCCACTGTGCCTGCAGTGACGGCTTTTGATGTTTTGGCTTGCGGGCCATGTCGTCAGCCAGCCACTGCTCCAGGTCAATCAGC